AAGACTAATAAGCCAACAAACAAGCCCGTAGACGCATTTAACCACTTTTGGGATAGTAACCGCTACAGTAGTGAACACCTTCAGACAAAGCGCGGGAGTATTGGAAGAGTATCAAAGCCGAAAGGAATATAGAAAAGTATATACCTTTTATGATATAATGACATAACGAAAACAAAAGGTTTAAATTATGAAAATATGTACCGAATGTAAAATAGAAAAAGATTTAGAAGATTTTGGAAAGCATAAAGCAACAAAAGACGGCAAACGTACAAAGTGCAAAGTTTGTAGAAGATTAGAAGACAAAGAATATCGTCTAAAAAATAAAAATGTGAGCGAACTATATTACGAATTAAATAAAGATAAAATATCAAATCAAAGTAAATCAAATTATTTAAAAAATAAAACTAAAATACTAAGTAAAAATAAATTATATAGAGATAAGAACGAAGATAAAATAAAAAAGAGTAGAAAAAAATCAAGATTAGAGAATGAAGATAAAATTAAGAAACAGAAAAAAGAGTATAGAGATAATAATAAAGAAAGAATAAAAGAGCTAAGACAAATAAACATAAAAAAAACAAAATTGCACAGAAGTTCAGATAGAGGAAAATCAGTAAGAGCAAAAGCAGAAGCAAAAAGGCGTGCAATTAAGATTTTAGGAGCTTTTGAAAATACAAATCACGAAAACTATTTAATAGAATGTTTATATAAATTTTGTCAGTTTAAAACAAGCGAAACAGAAATACAACACCACGTCGACCATATAAAACCACTTTCAAAAGGTGGAAAGCACAACCCTTCAAACTTACAAATATTAACGGCAGAAGCAAACCTTCAGAAAAGTAATACTTATTAATAAATGATATAATGCTTAAAACTTTAATAAATAAAGAGGAAAAAATGCACTTATTCAAATATATGCTAAGTTCTAAATACAAAAACTATATACGAAACAAAGAGATTTTTGACGAGAAGTCTTCAGGTATTTTTCGTGCTACTGTAAACAGTAGAATAAAACTAGAACTTATGGGTAGTGGTGCGATAGTTTCATCTAATAACGTTATGACGGGCTTCGACGGTGGCGGTGCTTCTTACTCTTCTATAGATGATTTAATAGTGCCTTCTAACCTTTTATCTTCGGTAACTTCTACTTATATATCTTTCTCAACTACGGGGCGGGTAACTTTCGACGGTAACGAAAGCGAATATATGCTTCAGAAAGTAAAATTAGCGATCAAAGAGCAATCTATCGGCGGAAGTTGTCTTCTAAAATTAGTTGAAAAAGACGGGCAACCTTATATTAATATCTATAATGCTATTTCTTATTATGCAATAGATAACGATTATATTCAAGATATAAAAGACGGTTTTGTAATATTTAACCTTATCGAAGAAACGGATAGTAAAGAAGTTTATCTATTAGAAACGCACTTAGATAACGAAATAGTTTATTCAAAAATCAGTAAAGAAAGAGTAGAAGAAAATAACGAAATAAAAGTAAGATACTCTTATTTAGATTGTGCGATAGAAGGTATGCTTCAAAAAGAAGGCGAAAACAGCGTTATAGTTAGCTACGAAGCAATAAACAAACCCGTAGTGGCTGAAGTAGTTAATTTAGTGTTTAGCGGTAATAGTGACTATACAGATGATAACGTAGCCCTACTTCGTGAAATAGTTGTAACAAATACAATCAATTCGCAAACCTTCGACAAAATCAGTAACCCCCTTTTAGCACTACCCGAAGAAGCTTTAGAATATGACGACAACGGTACGGCAAAAGTAAACCTTCAAGACCGCGTTATTATTATTCGTGAAGGTGGGAGTAAGCCCGAACAAATTGCACTAGAAAGCCGTATAGAACAAAGCGACCAACACCGCGCAAACTTAGAACAACAAATATTTAGCAGTTTAGCGGTTAATCCTATCGCTTTAGGTGTAGGGGGTAATGGAACTCTTAGCGGGGAAGCAATAAAAAGAATGTTGGAAAATACTTCCGCCCGTGTTATAGAGAAACGCAACAACGTAGCTAAAGCCTTCGAGGGTTTAACGGGTACAGCAATAGAGTTTTCAGACCCTATCGGAAGCGATAAGACAGTAGAATTTACGACGACTAAATTAGCCGTTGATGGTGGTTTTATGTCCGTTAAACAAGCTTGTGAAGAAATTGGTAATGCTGATGATTATGAGCAGATACAAAAAGAGAATAAAGAAGCGATAGAGTTTGAAGTCTAAAAACAGCGCTTCTTATTGGAAAGTTGAGAATAATAAGCTTAATAAAACAATCGATATAGACCGCAATATATTAGACAGACTTTACCGTACAAAACTAAAAGAGATAAATATACAAATAGAAGCATTTTATAAAAAATATGCAATAGATAACATTATCACTATAAATGAAGCAAAACAGATGTTAAGTGCTAAAGAATTTAGAATATTTAATAGTAAGCTAAAAGAGTGGATTAAGAGTGGTAAATATAGCCGTGATAAGTCTTTTATTGCTTCTTTGGAACGAATGGTAGGAGTTAGCAGAATAGACCGTCTTCAACGCTTAGAAGTTGAATTAACGGCAAGTGTATCCGAACTAAAAGGAACACAGTTAGATTTTATGTATAAAAGCTTAGAAGATACATATAAAACAAGTGAAAATAGTGTAGCCCCCTTTAGTTCATCTTTTAAGCAAACATCAGAATACAAGATACGAGCGATAATAAACTCTTCGTTTAGTGATGTTGTAGGTATAGATACTCCAAGATTTAGTAACACCATATGGAAGCATAGAAGTAAGATGACAAAGAGTTTAAAAGACGTTTTAAAAGATGGTTTTACAAAAAGCTATCTTGAGGGCAGTAATTGGAACAAAATTAAAAACGAGCTAAACGAGGGAATGAAAGAGGACTATATAAGAGAACATTCGGGCAGTAATTTAGAAGATATAAAAAGCTCACTAAATAAAGAGATGAAAAAGTTTGATTATCTAAGCAGAAGGGTTTTAGTAACAGAATCCACAAGACTAAATAGTATTGCAAAGCAGAGAAGTTTTTTAGACGCAGGGTTTCAATACTATCAATACCAAACAATAGGTAAAGAAGAGAAGAGTGTAGATATGATATGCAAGGCACTACACGACAAAGTATTCAAATTAGATGAAATGGTTATAGGAAGTAATGCACCAAGTATGCACCCAAATTGCCGTTGCTATACAGTTCCTTATGTTTATGATTAACTAAAGGTATATACTTTTATGATATAATACCTTATCTAAATAAAAGGTTTATAGATGAAACATTATGTATATAAAATCACAAATAATTTAAGCGGTAAATATTATGTAGGCAAAAGAACTACAAAAACCACGATTAAAAAAGACGACTATATGGGTAGTGGGGATTTAATTAAACTAGCGATTAAAAAATATGGTTTAAAAAACTTTACAAAAGAGATTTTAAAAGAGTTTGACACCGAAGAAGAAGCTTACAACTACGAAGCCGTTTTAGTAACAAAATCCTTCATAGAAGACCAAAGAACTTACAATATAGCTTTAGGTGGTGGAACACCACAGTCACCACGAGTTAAAGTTCGTAAAACTGTAATAGAATACCAAAAGGAAATCAAAAAAGAGTTTTCAAGGGTTTTCTTTTGGGTAAATGGAAGAAATAAAGAAGAAGAAAAGAAAGCCGTTAAAGATTTTTATAAAAGCATTAAAAGTGTTAAAAATACAGATGAAGCATACGAAAGAGTAATAGAAATTTTAGTTCGTATGATAGACTCAACAAATAGAAAAGTATTTGAATATCAAAAAAATAATTACGGTTTCAATAGGGAAGGAAATCTTAGAATAGGGATATTGTTTCTTTCAAAATCTTACAAATCTGTAACACAAAAGCAACTAAAAACCGCATAAAAACCCCCTAAAATATCCTATATTATCCAACCTTAAAAAAATATGCTATAATTTTCGTAATAATCGCGGGGTGCAAACGTCGGGACATTTAAAAATAAAAGGTTAATATTATGGACTTAGCA